CCTTTGTCCTAGACCGTGGTTGCTGGGAGCGTGGCTGTGTTGCCTACGATGAGCGTGATGGTGATGGTGTAACCATCGAAACAAAATTAAAGGAAAAGAACAGTGGATAACCCAGTAAATCTACAGAGGGAATGGGATCGGCTGTTGATTGAAAAGTTTTATAAATCCGATACCTTAAAAATGTATGTTGTGGCTTATATATTTAAAAGAAACTTCGGCATTACAGATGAACAGTTTGACGAGTTAATACGCATTCCAAGGTTAGTTGGACAGAAGAATGTTTATACCAGCCGGTTTATATGCGCTTACCTTCCGAAGATTGCTGACATTTTGTGGAGGCACAAGGCGGAAGAGACCGAGACCCTTGCTGATGCCATGTCGAAGATTAAGTATGACGTTGAGAAACTTGAGTTTGATTACGAAAAGATTACTCGGGAAAAAGCAAACATCACTTACTCAAAGAAGAAAGCCAAGCAATTTATTTTGTCTGATATTGCAACAGATAGAATTAATAAACGATCAAATAGAAACAGAACTTGGAATATCACAAAGTAATGGGGGTTGATATGAAAGCCTTTTCTCTAATCGCTGTGCTGGTTTTTACTCTATGGGTCGGGTGGAGTGCTGGCTACAAGGGCGGCCTAGAGGATGGGCATAAGACCGCCCTGAAACTAGACCCCCCTAGTGAGCGATTAGAGTTGGTGTGCGCTGCCCTATGGGTTGGTGAGCAGAATAAAAAGTACCAATCAAAGGAAAAGAAGTGAACCCAAATATTTGGAATCGAACCTTAGCAAAGCACTATGATGTATTTAAAAAACCGGCGCCATGCGATCAGTGTTGGCATCGACAAAAATGTAAAGAGGAATTGTTAGCGTGCGATGTTTTTAACGCCTATGTACAGCGCAATCAAAACTGGAAAAAAGAACGAGACCCCACCCGAAAGTGGTGGAATAAGGTATTCATTGAAAAAGATGACGAGGAACTGGAGAGTGATACATGAGTTACATTGTTTCATCATTACCGCCCATAAAATGCTTTATCCGCAAGGAGTTTCTCTACAATTTCCACAAAGGGCACGGAGAACTGGAGCCAGCCATTTGGGTAAGCCTTAAAGCCCTGCGTGGTCAGGTGTTCCGTATTGAATCCCTGTTGCCTGCGTATGGCGCCCTGTACGACAAACTCCCGATCCATGCTTATGTATGGAAGAAATGCCACAGTAATCTGCCGGTAGATACTTTGCAATTGTGGGACTGCATGGGTTACAGGTTCACGATCGTTGAGAAGATTGGACTGCGTAATCTTGGCGTGAAGTTTCTTGGCAAGGATAAAGAGTGGCACTTTGGTACTTATATGTTCACCGTGGATTTTTGTGCAGACGGTATGGAGGTGGACACAGGGTTTACTGAGCAGGCCGAGGAGCATAAAAGTTTTAACTGGATCAGGCTAGAGTCGGGTCAGTTTGCTTGCCAGCCTAACAACAGATGTCTTTGGTACGACCAGTCGCTCATACCTGCTGAGACAAAGTTCCCTGATTTCCAAGCCGCCCAAACTTTTTGGACAGTAGATGGCACCCGCAAGTGGTCGGCTGGTGATGATTGGTTTTATGACATAAAGGAAAACAAATGAGTGACCCTGAAAATCTACAGTTGGAATCTAACAAAATAATTCTCAAGCCAAGCGAATACTCTTTGGCCGTCTATCTGTCCTCAGTTCGAACATATGTCAATGAATACGCCAAGGTTGCAGATAAGCAGATGGGCTATGACGATGGGTTTCTGATTGGCGTGGATGGTTTAGTAGGGGAGTTTGGAGTGTGCAAACACTTCAATGTCTGCCCAGATCTATCCTTTGAGCCAAGAAAGGGTGGGGCTGATTGCGTCATCAATGGCAATAGGGTTGATGTAAAGAGTACTAAGCCGGGGAAAAATAAGGTTTTTGTGCCGGAATGGAAAGCCAAGGATAAGATAGATCGGTATATATTTTGTACCGTTAACTTTAGAACAATAGAAATACTTGGCTGGTTTCTACATCAAGATATATTCAGGGAGGATAATTTAGAGGAATCCCCAATGAAAGGTGTAAATCACCACGCTTTGTTGTTATCAAATTTACGTAAAAACTTTAAAGGAGAAATTAAAAATGAAGAAAAAAGCAACCAAGAAATCCCCGTCGATGACCTTAGTTAAAACAGAGGACTTGAACAAATTACTTAATGATACGTGGCAAATAAGCAATGACCTTGATGAGTTGTCATACAGGTTCGATGAGGTCAGTCAGTTACTTGATTCTGTACACATTGATTTCGATGACGGTAAGGCCGCCTGCTTTTTCTATTTGTCTGAGCGCCTGTACAACGAAAACAAAAAACAATTGGAAGAGATATTGCATCGATTGAGTCAGGTGTTATGGGAAGCAAGAGGGATAAGGGGATAGACGATGGCAGTTGAGATGACTGAGTTTGAAGAAAATGTGTGGGAGTATTTGTGTTCTCACAAAACTCCTGTGCAAGCAAAGACTATTGCAAAGACATGGATTGTAAGCGAGAACAGGGTAGCCCGAACATTGAACAGGTTTGTTGAAAATGGTATTGCGGACATGTTACGAATTGGAACTAAGAAATTTTATAAGGTGAAAGAATGACTCCTGAAGAATACAAAGCCGAGATCGAACGGTTAAAGAAAGAAGTTGAGCATTGGAAACAAGCGTATCACCGAGTTAAGACTGAAAACGAGAAGTTATCCCTAGACCTAGGAATTAAAAATAAGGATTTTATATGACGCAAGAGAATCAAACCCCGCAAGAAAAAAGACCGAGCATTATGATTGCTACCCCAATGTACGGTGGGATGTGTACAGGAAACTATGTAGCAGGACTGTTGGGCACGGTAAATATGATGAAGCAGTTACAGGTTCCGATTTACTGGGCGCAGATTACTAATGAGAGCCTGATTACCCGTGCCCGTAACGAGTTGACTAGACTGTTTCTTGAAAAGGGTATGGACTATTTGATGTTTATAGATGCTGACATATCTTTCGACGGACGGGCAGTAGCCACATTACTTGCGGCTGATAAAGATATTATCTGCGGTATTTACCCCAAGAAAGAAGTTGATTGGGATAAGGTTGCCCAAGCGGCTAAGGCTGGCAAAGATAATCTACAAGATTATAGCGGTGCGTTTGTGTTTAACACCGTGGGTAATCAGACAGAGAGTGACGAAGCGGGAATAATGGAAGTGCGTCACGGCGGTACAGGGTTTATGTTAATTAAGCGTAAAGTCTTTGAGGATCTTATACCTCATGTGCCGACATACAGGGTGTCTACATTTAAGAAAGACGGCGAGTATGTCAAGCCACTAACCCATGAGTTCTTTGCTACAAGCATTGATAACACGGGGGCGCTGCTGTCGGAAGATTATCACTTCTGTGACCTGTGGCGAAAGCATGGCGGCAAGATCTACGCTAATCCGTTTATCAAACTAGAGCATGTAGGAACCTATGTGTATGGGGGAGACATTGTTAGATCAGGAGGCAACCTCAAATGATAGACACAAGAACAGAACGGATTGATAACGCTATGTTTTTGGCTGGGAAGTGCTGGGAAAAAGCGATGAATACAAATCCTGAGTTTGTAGAAAATTATATTGAGTTAGCAGAAGAGTTGTTATCAATAAAGCCACAGGTAACAGGCGATGAATTTAGAGAATACTGCGCCAAGCGGGGACTGCGTAGGCCGTCTAATTTGCATCCAAATGTGTGGGTCTCGGGAGTCAGAGCGTTGAAACAAATTGGTTGGATACAATCGATTACAAAAGTCGAACCTGTAAAAATGCACAATCACATGCCCGTGGTAACACTATGGCGTAGCACAATTTTTGGTAAGGATTAAACTTGAGCCACATTCTAACTATAGACTTTGAGACTTATTATGACCGTGACTTAGGATTCGCAAAACAAACAACAGAAGAATACATACGAGACCCGCGCTTTGAGGTGGTAGGTGTTGCCGTTCAGGTTGATGACGGTGAACCGGAGTGGTTTAGCGGAACTAAGATTGAGATTGCTGAGTTTCTCTCCCGCTACAACTGGGCTGATTGTTACGCCCTCGCTCACAATGCGATCTTTGATGGGGCTATTCTCAATTGGCACTTTGACATTCGCCCGAAGGCTTGGCTAGATACCCTGAGCATGGCGCGGCCTGTGCATGGGGTGGATGCGGGTGGCTCACTAAAAGTATTAACCGAGCGGTACGGGCTAGGCGAGAAGGGTACGGAAGTTGTTGCCGCTATGGGTAAAATGCGGGCGTTGTTTACTAAGGATGACCTAGCGGCCTACGGAGAGTATTGCAAGAACGATGTGCGTCTGACTTATCAGTTGTTTAAGATTCTGCGCCAAGGTGTGCCGGTAAAAGAACTCAAGGTCATTGATCTGACGATTAAGATGTTTACTGAACCAGCCTTAATGCTTGATGTCCCGCTGCTGGAACAACATCTGGAACAAGTAAAACAACGGAAAGAGGCGCTACTAGAGGAGGCAGACTCTAATAAAGAAATCATTATGTCCAACGACAAGTTTGCGATAGCCCTGTCTGCCCTTGGCGTTGACCCACCTACAAAGATTTCGCCTCGTACAAATAAGAAAGCATGGGCATTTTCCAAGACTGATACTGCATTTAAGACTCTCCTAGAACATCCTGACGAGAGAGTGCGTGACTTAGTGGCGGCACGACTAGGCGTTAAGACTACGATTGAGGAGACCCGTACAGAAAGATTTATTGGTATCGGCAAGAGAGGTATGCTACCCGTACCCCTGAAATACTACGCCGCACACACGGGGCGTTGGGGTGGGTCTGACA